GGGTTGCATCCAGGACTGATGCGGCACGCCAGGCGCAGAACATTCGGTTTAATCCTGATGGCGAGACGATTGATATGTGCCGGTTCAAGTACGAATCCAAGATCAGGCCAGCAGAAGTAATCAGTCCGATATTCGCGTGGATACATGGTGATACATTTAAAGAGGCCAATTTTCCACCGCTGAACTGGTACTCTGATGATGTTCAGTGCATGGACTTGAATGCAAAAGGTTTTGAGCATTACGTCTCTACCAGCTATGTGCATCACGTTGGCAGCCAGACAGTTGGCACAAATGCAGAAAAACTGACCAATGAGGCAGTTCCCTGGTTACTTAAAAACAGACCCGAATATGCAGCGCAGTGGTTTAACTCTTAACTTGGGATCGGGCCGTGATTGGCGCGATGACTGCGTCAATATGGACATTAACGAGAACAAGAACCCCGACTGGCATGGTGACATTTGCACCATTGAGTGGGGCCAAGAGATACAAACTAATGTTGGTGAGATCACAGTACAGCCTGGGATATTTACCAAGATACTCGCGCAAGATGTGCTGGAGCATGTACCTGACCTAGTCAAGTGCATGAGGAACTGTTTGGATTTGTTGGACGTTGGTGGCGAGATGCATATCCACGTCCCTTATGACTTATCCCTTGGAGCGTGGCAAGATCCTACCCATGTGCGTGCGTTTAATGAAAATTCGTGGGTGTATTACTGCGCCTGGCACTGGTACTTGGACTGGAATGATTTTCGGTTTGAGATGAAGTACCTAGAGTACAGGCTGTCAAAGTACGGTGAAAGCCTAGAATTAGAGCAGGACGAGTTGCTGCGCACTCCGCGTGCGGTTGACTCCATGTATGTCGTTTTACGAAAGATACCCGTATGAAAGACCTAGATATAACCACCGACGTGTCGGCGATGGAGCCGATGGACGATGACGAGCTTGAGGCGATTATTGGCCAGGACCTAACCGATGCCGTCAGTTATGTGGATTCAGATTTATCGCCTATCCGTGCGCGTGGTACTGAGTATTACCGAGGCGACCCGTTTGGCAATGAGGAAGATGGTCGGTCACAGGTGGTGGCGATGGAGGTGCGGGATACTGTCTCTGCCATGATGCCCAGCCTGATGCGGGTATTTTTCTCCAGCGAGAATGTAGTTGAGTTTGTGCCAGAGGGTCCAGAAGATGTAGCAAACGCAAAGCAGGCTACTGATTACGCTAACTTTGTCTTTAACTCGGACAACAACGGGTTTATGACCACCTACGCCATCTTCAAAGATAGCCTGGTGCGAAAGTGCGGAATTGCTAAATATTGGTGGGAGGAGACAGAGTCTGTCCGCATTGAGGAATATTCTGGTTTAGATGACCAGACATTGCAGATACTTGCGCAAGAAGATGCTGAGGTCAAGATTGTTGTCTCTTACCCTGACCCTGCCGCAGCACAGGCGATGCAGGGCATGGCGCCACAAGTTGATCCAGCAACCGGCCAGCCGATGCCTATGCCGCCACCTCCGATGCTGCACGATGTGCAGATCAAGCGCGTACTTAAAGATGGTCGCATCAAGGTCATGGCAGTGCCGCCCGAGGAATTGCTGCTTGACCGTCGCGCCAGGTCATTTGATGAGGCTGGGATCATTGCCCACCGCAAGATGGCCACAGTCGAGGAGCTGGTGGCAATGGGTTACGACGAGGACGAGGTGCGCGACAACATCACGTCAACCGACCTAGACAATAACGAGGAGTACCTGGCACGCCAGCCCCTGTCTACTACCTTTGGCATGAACGACAGCGCAAACCCGATGCAGCAGCGCGTCTTGTACGTTGAGGCGTACTCACGCATTGACTACGATGGCGATGGCATTGCAGAACTGCGCAAGATTTGCTGCATTGGCTCTGGCTACAAGGTAGTGCGCAACCTGCCAGCGTCCTATATTCCGTTTGTTGATTTTCCGTGTGACCCAGAGCCGCACACCAGCCCCTTAGAGGCGATGTCTATTTTTGACATCACGCACGACATCCAGGAGATCAAGTCGGAGATTCTACGCAATACGCTGGATTCGCTGGCACAGAGTATCCACCCGCGCACCGCGGTGGTCGAGGGCATGGTCAACATGGATGACGTGCTTAACAACGAGACTGGCGCCGTTATCCGTATGCGCCAGCCTGGGATGGTGCAGCCGTTTAGCAATCCATTTGTTGGCCAGGCGGCATTCCCGATGATTGACTACATGGATCAGATGCGCGAGAACCGCACTGGTATGAGCAAGGCTGCGATGGGATTGGATGCTGATGCCTTGCAATCAAGCACCAAGGCAGCGGTGGCGGCCACCATCAGCGCGAGCCAGGGGCGTATTGAGTTGACGGCGCGGCTGATGGCCGAGGGCATGAAGAAACTGTTTAAGGGCATATTGTTCTTGCTGGTGACGCACCAGGACAAACCGCGCATGATTCGTTTGCGTAACGAGTTTGTGCAGATGGACCCGAGGGCGTGGAATTCTGCGATGGATGTGCATATCAATGTCGGTCTTGGAAATGGCGACACCAACGAGCGCATCCAGGCACTTATGATGATTCTGGCCAAGCAGCAGGAGGCTCTGACTCAGTTAGGTCCGCAAAACCCGCTGGTGACTCCGTCTCAGTATTCCCACACCCTGCGCCAAATTGTGCAGTTGTCTGGGTTTAAGGACGCATCTCAATACTTCAATGATGTACCTGCCGACTACCAACCGCCAGCACCACCAGAGCCGAAACCGACTCCCGAGGAGGTGCTGGCGCAGGTGCAGGCCAAGTCTATTGAGGCCGATATTCAGAAGAAGGCGGCAGAGCTGGAACTCAAGCACCAGCAGATGATACGCGACGACGATTACCGGCGAGATGCCTTAGCGCAAGATTTGTATCTAAAAAAATACGAACTTGAGTTAAAGTACAACGCACAGATTTCTACGGCTGAGATTGAAGCACAACAAAGTCTTAACCGAGAAGCAATGCAGCAGCAGACTACCCTGGCACAGAGCCAGATGTCAGCGGCTGCGCCCATCAACCAATACGGAATGGCATAAATGGAAAATGAAGAACTTGTACGCAAGGGCCGAAAGGCAAGCCAGTTGCTGGAGGATGAAACCTTCAACATGGCAATCAACAAAATGGAAAACGACCAGCTCTGGTACTTTCGGTCAACGAAACCAGAGGAGTCAGCCAAGCGAGAGATCGCCTGGTCCATGCTCAAGGCAATCGATAACCTAAAGATCGAACTGCAAAAGATTGTTGACAACGCAAAGGTGGCGCAACGCGCTATCGAGCGTGCGAATAAGTAGAGGACATTTATGCAACAAGCACAAACGGGTTCTGCGGGACCCATGAATCTGGACCAAGCGGCCCAGGCACTCTCTGCAATGCTGCCCGATGAGGGAGAACAGTCAATTGAGGAGACGTTTGACGATTCGCTGGAAGGCGAGTCGGCGGCGCCAGCCGATACATCAGCGGAAGATGCAGACGCAACCGATGATGTCACGGATGGCGAACAGTTAGAGGAAAGTGAAGATTCTGAGGAAGAAAAGCCGGATCAGACCTTTACCGTCAAAGTTGACGGCACTGAGGTTACTGTAACCCTGGACGAACTTCAGAAGGGATATTCACGGACTCAGGACTACACGCGAAAGACACAGCAAATTGCCGAAATTCGACGACAAGTTGAGTCGGAAGCTGAGGCCATTCGCGCCGAGCGTAGTCAGTACGCTCAGTTGTTAGGAGCATTGGAGTCGCAGGTTCAGCAAGCCGCGCAGCCTAATATCGATTGGGATCGCCTCTATCAAGAGGACCCCATTGAGTGGGTGCGGCAGAAAGAGGTGATGCGTGAAAACCAAGCAAAGGCGCAGGCTATTCAGTTTGAAAAGCAGCGTCTAGCGGAAATTTCACAGCAGGAGCAAGCTCAACAGATGCAGGCTTATCTTGCCCAACAGCGAGAAGAACTGCTGAAGGTTTTGCCTGATTGGAAAGACCCAAACAAGGCAAAAAAAGAGAAGGAATTGCTTATTGACTTTGGCCAAAAGGCTGGGTTTAGCACTGATGAACTGAAGAACATATTCGACCACCGCATCGTTAACGTGCTGCGTAAAGCTGCACTGTACGAGCAGATGATGTCCAAGAGGCAGAACATCAAGCCGGTAACGAACAATGGACCACGTCCTGCCAAGCCAGGTGCAGCAGGTCGTATCTCCCAAACAAGTGAAGCTACTCGCGCAAAACAGCGTCTTGCAAAAACTGGTCGCGTCCAAGATGCGGCTTCTGCAATTGAACTTTTATTGAAGTGAGTAAATCATGGCAATCGTAACTAATACCTTCACAACCTTTGACGCCAAAGGTATCCGTGAAGATTTGAGCAATGTAATCACCAACATTGCACCGGAAGAAACACCGTACATGAGCAACATTGGCCGCGAGTCGGTCAGTAATTCTTTGTTTGAGTGGCAAACCGATACCCTGGCAGCAGCCGCAGCCAACAAACAGTTAGAGGGCGACGATGTTGCATCCTTTGACGCTGTTACTGCTACTGTGCGTCTGCAAAACTATGCTCAGATTTCGCGCAAGACTATCGTCTTGTCCGCTACTGAGGAAGTGGTTAACAAGGCAGGTCGTCGTTCTGAGTTGGCTTATCAGATCGCCAAGCGCGGCTCTGAGTTGAAGCGTGACCAAGAGTTTTCTATGCTCAATGGTGCAGTTGCTGCCGCTGGTAACACTACCACCGCACGCGGTACTGCTTCGCTCGGTGCGTTTATCAAGACCAACGTGGATATGCAGACCAACGGCGCGAATCCTTCGTACACGACGCTGCCAAACAGCGCCCGTACTGACGGCAACGTGCGTACCTTCACCGAGACAATTTTGAAGAACGTCATCCAGCAAGTCTGGACTTCTGGCGGTACTCCAAAAATCTTGATGACTGGCCCTGTAAACAAGCAGCGCGTTTCTGGTTTCTCCGGAATTGCCTCTGCACGTTACAACCTGAACGGTGGTGATCGTCCTGCAACCATCATTGGCGCTGCCGACATCTATGTCAGCGACTTTGGCCAGGTGCAAGTGGTTCCAAACCGCTTCCAGCGTGAGCGTGATGCCTGGGTGATTGATCCTGAGTACGCAAAGATGACTACCCTGCGTCCTTACCAGCAGATCGAGCTGGCTAAGACCGGCGACGCTGAGAAGCGTATGCTGATCGTAGAGTGGGGCCACAAGGTCTTGGCTGAGAATGCCCACGGCCTGGCTGCTGACCTGATTACTTCGTAATCAAGCATGGAAGGGATCAGGGAAACCTGGTCCCTTTTTTAAATGAGCGACTCAAAAATATTTGAAACAAACGCAGACCTTGGCATTACTCGGACGTGGCACTACGACGAGGAAACTGACAAGGCAACCATACAGACAAGTCAAGATGTAACGGCCATCATTGAAGAAAACCGCAGCATCTATAACCAGGGCGAGAAGCATGACAAGTATGGTGAATGGAGCCGTGTGGCGTCCATACCATTGAGCGTTTACTTCAAACTCAAGGCAGAGGGCAAGTTAGAGGATGAGGCGTACATGAAACGCTGGCTCAACGACCCTGATAACCAATACTTTAGAACTCGACCAGGACAAGTATGAACTATGTAGCAGTCTGCACGCCAGCGCGTGATATGGTCCACACAAACTTCACCTACTGCCTGGTGAACATGGTGGCGTATCACACTATCAGCACCACAGATGCCGTATCACTCAAGATCATGCAGGGTACGCTGATACAGAACCAACGCGCTGATTTGGCGCTGGACGCGATGGCAGAGGGCTGCACGCATATCCTGTTTATTGATTCGGATATGACGTTTCCGCAGGACATGGTCGGCAGGCTGCTAAAGCATGACCTGGACATTGTGGCAACCAACTGCGCACGGCGCAGGATGCCGACGGGACCCACTGCACAGAATTACAAGCCTGATGGGACGCGGGAGTTGGTGTACACCATGCCCGAATCAACCGGAATTGAGGAAGTAGGCTCTATTGGCATGGGCGTGATGCTGATTAAGCGTAATGTCTTTGAGAAGCTGTCAGAGCCGTGGTTTGAGACTCCCTGGCGCCCCAAAGAACGCGGTTACATTGGCGAGGACATTTTCTTTTGCCGTAAAGCGCAGGAGGCAGGGTTTAAAATCCACATTGACCATGACGTAAGCAAAGAGATTGGTCACATTGGAACGTTTGAATTCAAGCACGACCATACCTGGGTTATGCGTGACCTTGAGGAAAAGGAAAAGGCAATGTAATGGCTCTGACAACGTACACGGAGTTAAAGGCATCAATCGGTGACTGGCTTAACCGAACTGATCTCACGTCTGCAATTCCTGACTTTATCTCTCTGGCAGAGGCTCAGATTGAGCGCCAGTTGCGAACCAGGCAAATGATAGTAAGGTCAAACGCAGACATTAGCACAGAGTATGCCGCCTTACCTAGTGATTTCTTAGAAACAAAATCATTTAAGTTAAGCGGCACAAACCCAATTACCCCACTTGTTTTTCAAACCATTGACGCGCTTGATGACTTGCTAAGGGCACATTCTGCGGCTTCGCGTCCTAAATACTTTGGCATTGTCGGTGGCCAAGTAAGGGTTGTTCCAGCGCCTGACGCAACATACACCACCGAGCTTGTGTACTACGCCAAGCTCACAAAACTGTCAGCATCAGTAGCAAGCAATTGGCTTTTGGCTGCAAGCCCAGATATTTACCTTTACGGCAGTCTTTTGCAGGCTGCTCCATACCTGCAAGATGATGCGAGAATACCCGTATGGTCAAGTCTTTACGAAAAGGCACTGACTGACTTACAGATTTCCGACGGCCGCAGTTCGACATCAAGCGGGGCAATGTCTGCCCGTGCTAAATCTTTTGGATAAATTAGGAGTTTTTTATGCAATCCGAAAAAATCAAATTGACAGAAAAATCTGATGTTTCCATATCTAAGTCTAATGATTTAGCAGAAACAATTGGTGTAACAGGGCGTTATGATGTCCAGTGCATTGGTCAAGATGGCAAAGTTAAATGGACTGATACCATTGAGAACTTGGTGGTGACTGTTGGCAAAAACGACTTGCTCGATAAGTATTTTGCTGGCTCGGCCTACACCGCTGCCTGGTACATGGGTTTGGTAGATGGGGCATCTGCTCCTACTTACGCTGCCGGTGATACATTGGCATCGCATTCAGGATGGACGGAAAGCACAGCGTACTCTGGAACCAACAGGGCTACAGTGGCCTGGAATTCTGCTTCTGCTGGCTCTAAGGCATCTACAGCCACATCATTTAGTATAAATGCCACTGCGACAATTGCAGGGGCCTTGCTAACCGTCACTCAGGTTCGCGCAACTACCACCGGCGTTTTATATTCAGCAGGATCATTTAGTGGCGGTAACCGAGCAGTAGCAAACGGGGACACGCTTAACGTTACTTATACCGCATCTGTTTGAGGAAAATATCATGGCTTTTAAGACAGGCGATTCAGTCAAAGTTAAGCACACGGATATGGTTGGCACTGTACAAGGTGCTACTGTAGATACAGACGCACAATTGTTACTTCGCGTTTCATACACCGACCAAAACAATATTGCTCAAGAACGTTTCTTCAAAGAAGAAGAAATAGAAATCACATAATTTAAGGGGGTTTTATGGCTCTAATCTTAGCCGATAGGGTTCAAGAAACAACCACAACAACCGGAACTGGCACTGTTACCCTAGCAGGTGCTGCTTCCGGTTTTCAGTCTTTTGCAGCTATTGGTAACGGTAACTCTACCTATTACACCATTACAAGCCAGACTGCTACAGAGTGGGAGGTTGGCATTGGAACGTATACATCATCTGGAACAACTTTATCTAGGACGACCGTTCTTTCTTCTAGCAATTCTGGTTCGTTGGTAAATTTTTCCGCAGGCTCAAAAAATGTGTTTGTAACTTACCCATCCGCTTTAGCTGTACCAGAAGGTAAGGCAGTAATTTTATCAATGGTTTTTGGTTATTAAGGTACAAGTATGGCAAACCCAAATATCATCAACGTAACTTCTATTTATGGAAACACGTCTTATTTAATTCCAAGTACAACAGCCGCTACTACTTGGACTGCACTCACGCCTGCGGCGAACACGGTCAACAAAATCGACAACATTGTTGCGGCAAACGTAACTGGCTCGATTGCAACGGTAACCGTAGCCATAAATAGTGCTGCGGCTGGTGCTGGAACAAATTACCGTCTCATATATCAAGTTCCTGTTCCAGTTAATGCTTCAATTGTTGTTGTTGACAAGAGTACGACGTTTTATCTTGGAGAAGCACAGTCTATTGTGGTTACTGTTGGCACAGCATCGGCGATTGAGCTGACTGCATCCTACGAGGCTATTACCTAATGTCTACCAGATACAAAGCCTCTGTTATGGCTGCTACGGCAGCCACTAA